CCAGCCATAACATTGGCTTCTACTTCCAAATTCATCTCAATGTTCATTACCGAGACTTCATAGTTATCATCATCTTCTTTATAGAAAATGACTTTACCACCATACTCGAACCCATCATCTTCGGTCTTAACCATATCGATGATCTTCTCCAATTTCTTTACAAACTCACTCTTTTTCATATATGCAATTTTTATGTGTCTACAAAAGTAGACATTTTGTTTTTGAACTAAATTAAATAAACATTATTAATAGTTAATACCATCCTTCCTCCCATCATTCATATTTATTCTTTCATAAACTCAACACAACATTTATCCACTCTAGTTATTGTTCGATAGTCATCGGTACGGATACCATATCCTTTATAGCTTTTGACTATGGTACATATTTCTCCTTCTTCTATAACCGTACCGCCCTTGCTTTTTAAAGGGCAAAGGGTTCTTACTTTCGCTCCTATTATCTTTCTCATATGTTTATATTTTTAAGATCAAAATAATCTATAAATCTATCCCATAGCTTCCTATTCTTTTTATTAGGTCTAAATTTCCCGGATTGTATTCTTTTTACCAGCCCCTTGAAATCATCCACCGTCCTCTTTGACAAATACCATGCTAATACCGTATTTGGATTTCTCCCTAGCTTTTGATAATGACCATCCTTTACAAGCATTTCTATCTCACTCAAGAACTTCTTTGTCTGATGAGGGTAATCAAACGGGTATCTCATCATCTCTTCAATACTAGACATCGGACATAATATACATCCTATTCTCTTCGCCCCCTTGTCATATAGATCACAATGTTCTATACCCATCTTATTCAAGAACTCCCATACATCCTTGTCCGTCCATGCAAGTATCGGAGATATTATTACCTTATCCTTTCCTCCAACGCAAGATACCATCTTTTCTTTATGCTCATCGAACTGATCGAATGATATATCATACTTTCTTTTACTAGTTCCGATCTCATTTCTTTTGGATCTTGTTTTTGATTCCTCCGATCTTATCCCTACTAAAGTTACCGTACCTCCTCCTCCTCTTTCTTTAAGTACCTCGCAACAATATCTTTGAGTTTTTGATGGGAGACATTTCTTTTTCCGTATAAGCTGGTAGAAGTTTATATCCGGAACATGTCTTATTACATCCGGATAGTTCTTCTTCACGAAAGATACTATGTTTGCCGGATCTACTGTAGTCATGTTCATATGAGCCTCAAACTTAACATCAGCTAATTTAGCTACATGATAAAGAGCTTGGCTATCCTTACCTCCACTGAAAGCAAGATAATATCCCTTATCATAAAACCTAAGGGCGAACTCCTCTCCCTTTCTTAATATGTCAATAGAATGCTCTATCTTACTCATCAGCCCATCAGAGAAGTCATACTTTTCTTTAAGTTTCTCTATCTCCATATAATTATCCTCCATATATTTTAAGTCCTTTTGTGTTATATTTGCTTAGGTAATTATATACTACTTTACACTATCACTAAAATAATAAAAGGACACATAACCATGTATCCTTTTATTATTCAATCGTTTTTCTCATTTTTCTTTCCCTTTCCTTCTTTTTTAACGCTCCAAGAAAGAGTTTTCCGAAAAAGAGGATCACGGGGATCTATTTTTGGATTATAGCCGAATATGTTATCGGCTATTCTCTTCATCTCCTTCTCAATATCTTTATGTATTACTACTTCTATGTCTTTCTTTTTTCTCATGCTGCCATATTCTTTAACTGTGAATACCTTAATCGGTGTCCGATATTCTGCAAAAGTACATCGAATCTTTCACATTCGGAAAGATGTTTGGTATTATACCTAAAAGCTGATGAGTCCACGTATCTTTGCAGATGTTTCCTAGACACCCAATGATGGACACCCTTCAATGTTCTTTTTAGGTGTCCCCAGAATCCTTCGATCGTATTAGTATGTCTATTCCCAATGACGTAAGCGCCTTTCTTATGATAGACAACACCGTGATCGTATAGGTTAGGATCTAAGTTTCTATAAGCTTGCCATTCATCCGAGAAGATTGTAGATCCCGGACATACAACATCGTTTATAATCGGAATCAAAGTTCCGGCTTTAGTATCATTAACAACCTTGGCTATAACAAAGCCTTCTCTTTGTAGCATACCAAATACCGGAACCTTGTCCTTACAACTCCTGCCTCTTGCGTTTCTTACCTTCTTACTACTATGCCTATTCTTATTCAATCCCCCTATATAAGTCTCATCTACCTCAACCTCTCCGTTTAGACATTGGCTGGCATCTATATTGAAACAATTTTGGATACGTTGCAACATAAACCAAGCCGTCTTTTGTGTTACGTTAATGAACTTAGCCAACTGAACGGAAGAGACACCCTTCTTAGCGTTTATGACGATATAGCAAGCCAACATCCATTTCCTCAACGACACTTTCGTGTTCTCGAAGATCGTGTTTGTCCGGACGTTGAAGTACTTTCCCGTGTTCTTGCACTTGTAACGGTTTCCCTTACATTTATAAACCTTTGAGTCCGGATCGTATGGAGATACGACATGATCGCCCCATCTCTGCCTCTCCAAAAAATCAATACATGATTGCTCGGTAGGGAAGAACTTCACTAACTCATCAATAGATTTAAAATGATTCATTTCAAACATAACACTCTGATTTTTACTCTATAAAGATAATGAATCCGTTCCAAACCAGCAATCAAACTACAGTCCAATATAACCACGTTAAATTTATTTCAGTTTTAATTAGGATCGTTTAGAAATAAGATTGCTATATTTGAAAACAAACTTTAAAATCTAATGACATGTATGAGAATTTATATGAAGTAGAAAAATCTATCGATGAACCCAGATTTGATGCATACATCACTAATGGCCTTGATATTCATTCTATTATACCATTAAGTAATGGTAAAGAATCGCATTACATTATTGTTGATTCATCTATAAATACAGATTTTATATATCATATAGATTATTATTTAAGAAAACATTTTAATTCTGTTGGTATTGAATATAAATATTCAGAAGAATTTATTAAACAATCTCTATTAAAAGACGACCCTTCCCATTACACCGGATAGTTCTCCATCATCTTGCTCTATGACTTCAACATAATAATACCCTTTAAAACAAAATTTCTTCTGATTAGGGTTAGAGAGGAATTTCTTGTATTCTTCAAAACCCTCATCAGTAAGTTGATAAGTTCTTTTCTTTTTTTGTAATTCTTTCTCAGAACTGAGAATTTCTTTTTTTGTAGCCATAATTGTAATTTTTAAAAGTTAATAAATATGATAAAACAAAAGCGGGACTAGCCTAAATCTAATCCCGCTTTTATAATGACGAATGATGCTTTTATTGTTGATACCTAAGATATACAAGCTAATATAAACATAACGATAATTGTTAAAATTATATACCCTAGAACTAAGGATTTCATATTTTCAATAGCTCCACTCCCCGCTTTTTTCAGATCAGATCGTATTAATCCAAGTAATTCACTGACATATTTTCGGGCTTGTTGATTTGCATCATTGATAATATCCTCTAAATCCTTATTCTCAACATTATAGTCATAACTATTGTTTTGACTATTATTCCCTGAATAAGTAGATTTGTGAGTCGAGTACTTTTGCTTAAATTTTCTATACTCTATATCATAAAGATGTCTTTTATTAGAGTCTGATAAAATAGCATAAGCCTCATTGACATCTATCATCTGTTGAGTCGTATCTGTATTTGGATTTTTATCAGGATGCCATCTGATACTCATCATCCTATAAGCTTTCTTTATCGTTAAAGAATCCGAATCAAGAGCAATATCTAATATGGCGTAATAATCTTTAAACATAATCTCCTCATTCCTTTTTAAAAATAGCTCTCAAGGCTCCTATTAGCCCTATGACTAGAAATATACCCAATACTCCGGGTCCACCTCCACTCTTTCCTCCAGAGTGTACTATAGCTGCAAAAAGAAAGATAAAGATTACAATAACAATAGCTCCTACTACAAATTTAGAAATGTTGTTCATGATTATTTATATTTTGCCCTCCCTGTCCCCTTCGTTCGGTGGTTTCTAAATATAAAGAAGCGTGGGGACTATTGGATGTTACCGTATTTGAGGCTCTGGACTGCCCACCACTCGATAACAAACAACAGCCCCACGCCTTATGATTGTGTATAGTTTGCCCCTAGAGGTATAAATATAACAACATAGGCGTAGGAGGCATCTTTGTCTATTATCCCGAGTGGTTGAAATTGTCCAGATTTCAAATACGAGATAATATCTTAACGCTTCTACGTCTTTATTCTAATACGTGGGGCAAAGATACTATATTATGAAACTTAATCAGATCGAGTAAAATATAACTAATGTTAATTGTAAATATAAGAATCTGGGACACAATCATTCAAAATATATGTTTTAACTATATTTGTGACAAATATCATAAAAAGCTCTTAGGTATCTTGAATTAAAAAAAACTGACTGAAAATCAGTCGGCAGCTGGTCGTGAATCAGCGTTGTTTAATGCTATAATCTTAAAAATTATGGCTAAAACAAAAAAGGGAAAAAAAGATCGTATCTGTGCATCCTTACCCACGTACAAACAGCGATGGTAGTATAACCGTCGTTAAAGGATACAGACGATCTACACCTTGTAAGTGTAAACATAAAAGGTGATTCCCACCGGGAGGAACATCCTCCCGGTTTTTCAATCCAGATACCTAAAGAGCTTTTTACCTAACAAATATAATATTTATATAGTTTATGGTTGTTGGTAATAGTTATTGGTAGGGAGGTGTAAACTGGTATATAATTACCTTCTTTTATTCTGGCAACTCCCGTCTAAGCCTATTTTTTTCCATTCGCCATCGTCAAATCTCAAAGGAGAGATTATATCAAAACTGCAAAGTTTCTTGACGAAATTGATTTCAAATGGTGCCGAGAATCCGCTGTTACCATGAGAAGAGAACAGCGCGACAGCTTCTATTACCTGTTCGCGCATCCATTTGTTAGGACCGTCCTCTTCTTTGCTATATCCGGCTAATTCCAATTCTCTTATCGCATGTTTACATAAATTACTGTTTGCGATAATATACCGAAGAGCCTTCTTGTTGATAAGGCTCTTCTTGCTCATTTTCTTTACAATTCTTCTACTCTTTTTCATGTTTAATGTTATTTAATGTTTTAATCACCAATCTCCTCTATCATTCGTATTGTGCCATGACCATCTGTTTCGCGAAATCTTTGTACGCCACTATTTTTCGCAGGTTTGCTCGCATTCGTATTTCCCCGATACCGCCGACCGGAGACAAGGCGCCTGTATTAACACCTCTTCCCATGTTTATTCCTCCTTGTTATATAATTGCTTGTTTTTATATTCCAACATCCTTCCCATCCTCTTTAACCCAATTAACTGTATCGCAATACCAACAATACCCTGTCTTGGAATCCTTTTTATGAGAATGGGATCCACATGTGGCGCACCAATAATTATCATCCATATTGTATGTATAACTTTCATCCTCATGCATTTTGGCTATTCTAGCTACCCTATCCTCCAGCAGATCCTTTAGATAATGGCATTCGTAAGGTCTATCCTCTTCCTTTAATATATAAATATCGATATCCATCATGCTCCCCATCCTGTCCGTGCACATCAGCTCGGCGGCATGACGTACATTCCCCTCCGGCATCCCCGGGACTATCTCCCGGATCACTGCCTCCATCTTCTCTTGGTATTCGGTGTCTACCTTAACCACCAAATCCTCTAATTTATCTATTAAACTCATGATCTTTTTACCTTTTTATATATAACGTCTATATCATCTTTCCTATCTACATCAATACAATGGGTATCCTTACAGTAATAATTCTTACTATTATTAAATGCGCATCCTTCACAACTAGCGTCACTGGATTCAACCACCTCCAGTTCTACTTCTTTCGAATCGATATTGTATTTAAATATAGATCCTATCTTATGATATCCTATATCATCCAAGATTATCTTATCGTCTTTATTAAATACCATCTGAATAATAAATGATTCCATTTTATCATCCGAACCATTCTTGTCCAATAGCATCTCACACTCATTTCTATCAAATCCGAATAACTTTATAAAATATTTTGCCATATCGTATTGCTCCATATGTACCAATCTTTGTATGCATAACCATATTCCTTGTCTTATGCCTTCTTCCTTAGCCTCTTGCACTCTATCTCTCATATTATTTTGTATTAATTAAGTAACAATATTTCTCTTCGTTCTATTTTGATCATCTCCGGATTATCGTCATGATCATACCAATATAGATACCATGTACCTCCTCTATTAGCCTTCCACATCTTCCCTTCATATTTCCCTGATGGGATTGTCAATGAATATTCCCTAAGACCCTCAAAGGTTTGTTTGGTCATTAAGGCATACTCTTCATCGATTTCTATGTACCTCCTATGAGGTTGATTCCATGACATCCCACGCTTATCCGTTATCTTGGGTATTATATTTTCTCCATTCATGATGCTTTGTAAATTATGTATTAACTATTGTATATCTAACACTCTCCCCATCTTCCCTTTCGCATCCCAAGCAACCTGATTTTACGCAATCATATATATAATTTTCAAAAGCGCATCCCGAACATCTATCACACTTATCTACTCTTAATGTCATTTCAGACATACCAACTTTATAGTTAAAGACTTCCCCTATTTTATGATACTTAATATTTATACATATAGTATCGTTTTCACTTATAGTACTGCCTTCACTTATCATATTCTCACGTCCAAACATATTGTCAATAAACTTAATCATCTCATCATTGAATGATTCGCTTTCTTCTTGCAGCTTCCTACATTCATCCTCGGTCAATCCACAAGAAGACACCAGTTCCTCTGCGGCCTGCGTCCATCGCCCGGCGTGGGCTAGCTCCTGAACCGCCAGTCATATCCCTTGGTTCATGCCCTTCATTCTTGTCTTATCTGAAATATTCTTATCCTCCATATTCTCAATCATTTTTAATTCTTGTTTCCAAAAAGCTATATATCCATCCTCTATATTGCTATGATATACAACATCATTGGTGCCATTATCCAATATCTCATATACGTCACCCGACTCATCCATTACCCCACGAAAAATGTTCTCTCTATCCAAAAAATAACATGGTTTTTGTACTTCCGGTAGAGAATTATCTAATGATATCCACTCCGATCCAATTACGGTTATTGTAGCTCCCATATGATTCTTCGTTTAATATTACTATTTTAACCTTAAATCCCAACACATGATCCATTATATCATCATCCACCATATTATCCTCATTGATAATACCTTCGCTCGCAAGATTTATGTAATCCGGTTCAGCCAAATCACATATTACCTTCCCATCCTTATCCATGATCCCATATATATAACCATCTAATTTCTCTACCATATCATTATACGTATTACAGATATAAACAATATGATAATCATCGTATTTTTTCTCGACATACTCATGCACATCCATTTCCAGAACCTCATCATCAGCACTGCCCGCATAATACTCAAGCGTATCCATCACCACTACCGGCCATCCTATCTCCTTGGTCATAGTAGATATCTCGTCAATGACTTCCTTCGTGCGAGTTTCGTCATACTTCCCATTGTTAAACTCATGCATCGCATAAGTCAATTCATGAATATTGCAACAAATCAACCCTATATGTTGATTTTGCTCCCGTTTGATTCTATCTTTTGTATCCATATTTATCTCCCCTATTCACTCATTCTTTTAATAAAATTCTCCCATGATAGATCAACATCGTTGTAATGCTTGCAACAAGCATTCTGGATTCTCTCTATCAACGGAATGAACCATAACTGAGTTAATCCGTAACGAGTCTGAATTATTCTACATAGATTTATTTTTATTATCTCCATGTCATGGATATCAGGAGATGTATTGTCGTTCTCACATCTATCCAATATCGTTTGAATTATAGCCAAATAATGATCCATATCTTAAATTATTAATCATATTACCATTTCCCATTCCCTGGCGTAAACAGTATCTCCCCTGTCCTCACCCAATGATTCCAGTTATTTTTAAGTTCATCAATATCATACACCTCAGCCGACTTACCGTTATCAGATCTTTTTATGACCGACATAATACTTTCCGCTCGCACGCTCCAATGACTATAACAGTCTGTTCCGCACCCGCACGCCGTGAATCTCCCGTTATCGAACTCCCAGACCAGAGGCCGGAGGCCGCATCGTGGACACGGCAACCATTCCATTGGATTCTCCGGCTTCTTGTAAACATCAATACACTTATACTCTACTGTCATAATTAGTTCTATTAAATTGATCTGATCTTTTGATCTCTCATCTCATTCTTATCCTTGAACATCATTATCCTATTTACAATCCCCTCCGATTCCATGTACGTCGAGAATCCATGTATTCTTAGATATTGGATGGCTGATAATGATTTTTCTAGCACATCTTTATATCCTACATCTATCTTAACTTCTTTACCCATAGTCCTCCTCCATTTCTCATATCCAACTTCTACTCATAACACTATTATAATCTATTCCATTATTCATAACCACTTTATTAAAGGCCTCCTCGGTATACGCCAAAGACTCGCCCCTATTAGCTCTCTCGATATTTTCGCTCATCATCCCCATAGCCTCGATCAAGGCCGCTGATGAGTTGGCTATTAACTTAGCCGCTTCCATTATCCTATTATCGTCCATAATCATATTACTTTAACTTCCTCGTTCCACAAATGTCTTTCATATACCATGGTTGTTCCTATTAGGATTCCGGTATCTTCTCCCCAATATTCAAGTATTTGATTCCTGAATTTGTGACGCAATTTTGTATTCCTCCCTTGTTTTTATCATAAGAAGAGTAATCTGATAATCTTACTGTCTCCATCGTTTACCTCCTTCATTTGTTCGTATGCCAATCTTTCAAGTTCCGGCATGGTGTTTGTTTCTTCTTATTTCCCCCATACTTATTTCTCATTTCATTAATATAGCTCATATACCAATCTCTTATATCCTCTTCACTATCCATGCTATACTCTTTATTGAATGGATCGTATCTGATAAACTCCTCTGTTCGGCAGAATGGGCATGGAATCTCTTCCAATGGCTTGATTAGAACACCATCATCACCTACATTAT